GCCGGCACGTCGGTCACCACTTTGGTGGCCGGTGCGTTCCCCTCGTCTGGTAGCAACATCACTGTCGGCTCGTACCTTGGTTTCAAGGTCAACGACCCGGTGACCCTGGCCTACCCGGCTGGCGCCACCACCGCCAACGCCATTGCCGCTGGTGCGTATTTCGTCAAGACCTACAACGCCTCCACCGGCTTTATGACCCTCAGCAGCACTGCTGGTGGTAATCCTGTGACCGCTACGGCCCAGCCCGGCGGCTTTGGCGCCAACTTCGCGAGCATCACCTACACCGCACCTGCGGTTGTGGGGAGCGTGCGTGAGTGGAGCTTCGAGATTACCCGCTCGGAGATCGACGTCACCACCATCGGTCAGGAGTCTGGTCAGTACGCGCCCTTCCGCACCTTCATCACCGGCTTTGCCGAGGGGAACGGTTCCGCCACGGTGTACACCACCGATGACGACACCAACCTCGCCAGTCGGATGATTGAAGACGTGTTGCAGGCCAGCCAAGCTGGCGCAACGATGAAGTTGTACATCGACCGCGTAATAGTGAGCGGCAGTGTCAACGACACCTCAAGCCGCTTCGTCACCGTTCCTGTGATTCTGACCTCGGCCAGCCTGAGCGTGAATCCAGACGACGGCCAAAGCGTCGCCATCAACTTCCGTCCCAGCGCCGCCCCCACCTTCGACCTCAGCAAATCCTGATAATTTACAAACGTGCTGGTTGCAAGCGCCCCGGTCTAGCCACCGGGGTTTTTTATCTCTAGTCCGCTACACTAACCCCAGACCATCAGGACCTGTATGCCTGCTCCAAGTCAAACTCGCGCCATTGACCGCCTCCGCAAGGCCGCCAACCTGGAGCCAGTCAAAAAAATCATTGAACTGTCCGACGGCAGCAAGTTTGAAATGTGGGTGGCGCCCCTGACGATGGCCGAGCGTGAACGCGCCCAGAAGCAAGCCAAGTCTGACGACGCCAACGCCTTTGCCCTCCAGCTGCTGATCGCCAAAGCACTAGACGATGCCGGCAGTCGCCTGTTCAACGCCGGCGAAATTGACGTGCTCAAAAACGAAGTCAAAGACAAGGACCTGCAAGCCCTGATGCTGGCGATCCTGACCGATGACGCCGAGCCCATCGACCCAAAGAACTGAGTGCCGAACTTCGCAAAGACAACTGGCTGATGCTCCAGTTCGGCGTCGCCAAAGAACTGGGCCTCAGCCTTAGCGAAGTCCGCACCACAATGACCGCCGAAGAGTTGATCGGCTGGAGCGCCTACTTCCAAATCCTGAACGAGGACCAGCAGAAGGAAATTGACAAAGCCCGACGCCGCCGCTAACCCGACGGCTTTTTTACACCGTAAACTGAAGTACCAGAAGCTGTAGCTGCCCCGTGCCTAGTTACAACGCAAATATAAACGTTACTGTAAGCGGACAAAATCGTCTCGACTATGTTTTAGCGTCTGTTGAAAAACTAAACACCATTGTATCTCGATTAAAACCTATAAATCTGCTTGCTCCCGGAGCAGGTGCAGGGGGAGATACAATAAGACCGGTTAAAAAACAGCTCGATGATTTTGCGCGTGCCGTTGTAAATTTTTCACCTCAAGGCATCCAAAAACGAGCCAAAGAACTAAGCAATACATTGGCCGGATCTGCCGCCCAAGCTGATGCGCTTGGTATTGCGCTAGCCAATGTAGGCTTAAAAAGCGGGGGATTCAAAGATCAAGTTGCAGAAGTAAGGAATTACGCTTTAGCTCTAGAAGCCGCCAACCGCAATACTGAACGTTTAACTACAATCAGTCGATCCGTCCAGCGCGGTGCTCGACTGGAGACTATTGCTCAGCGTTTTGGTACAACGCCTGAAGCCATCGAACAACGCATAAATAACATCCGCGACATCAGGTACCGAAAGCAACGACAAGCCGAAGCAGATGAGTATATGCAACAGAAAAGAGCCGAAGATTTTGAATTGCGCCTAAATAAAATTATGGAGAGGCGCCAGCAAGCAAAGCAGGCGCGAACAAAAGCTGAAAACGTTGCGGTTGGCGCAGGTTTCCCACTTCTTTTCGGTGGTGGCCCGGGCTCAGTAATCGGTGGCGCATTAGGTGGTCTAATACCCGGTAACCCAATGTTGTCGGTTGTAACAAGTGCAATCGGCGATCAACTAGACGCGGCAATTATTAAAGTCAGCGATATAGGAAAAGCACTCAGGCAGCTTGACTTTGCAAAATTAGAAGAAAGTGGGTTGCGCGTAAATAAAGTATTACAAGAACAAGTAATGCTGCTGGTGCGTATTGGTAATACAACACAAGCATATCAAGTTCTTCAGCAAGAAACTGCTCGAATAACAGGAACACTTCCAGGCACCGTTACTGATATAAGTAATGCGACGGGTTTACTTAGTAGTGCCTGGTCTAACTTTACAAACGCTACAAGTACAGCTTTAGGCATTGTCGGAGCACCTTTTGCGGCTGCGCTGGCTGCTTTGCTACAGGGTGTTACAGAACTGATTAAGTTAGCTAACGCGGCAGTGAGTGTATTTGCCAACGGCATAAAAACTATAGGCGAATGGAGTATCCGTCTAGTAGCTGGCGAACAAGGACTTCAAAGAATTAAAGATCTCATTGACAATATTAACAGGGCAACTGGCCAAGGAGATGTTTCTTTTACACAAGAAAATCTTATACCCTTAAACGAGGAAATTGTACTAAACAAACAAATACTCGAGTTACAAAAACAACGAACTGCATCAACAACATTAGCAGGAAAAGTACAAAACGCTAATGTTGAGTATCAAATTAAACTACTGCAAAATGAACAAAAATACGCAGAAGATATTGTTAAATTAAACGAAAAGAAAAATAGTCTCAGTGCTGCTGTTTACGAGCAAGGTCTAAACCAGCTACAAGTTTTACGAGATCAATCAAACGAATATGCAAAACAAGCGCGTGATATTGAAATACGAGAAGCAAAACAACGAGAAGCCGAACAACGCCGTAGAGAACAAGAGCAAGCACGAGAACAAGCCTTCAAGGCCGAGAATCAAGCTCTACGCGATTTATACACAGCACAAAAAACGTACAACGACTTTGTTGTCCAACAGACCCAACTTCGTGATGGACCTACAAAAGCTATTGATTTACAATTAAACAGTCTTGATAACATGCTTGCAAAAGATATACAAATACTAAATATTGAAAGACAACAAGCACTTAGTGAAGCACAAAAAACAGGAACTGTTGAAGTAGTAAATGCTTTATACGATCAGCGGTTACGCAATTTAAGTGCTCAGTATGCCGTACAAAAAGATCAACTTGTACTAGAGAAAAACAGAGTGCTACTGGAGAAAACTCTTATGACGCAATCGCGTAAAGAAGGTATCCAGTCTGCAAGGACTTCTATTACGCAGCAACAAGCTCGTACCACACTTGGTATTCAGCAGTTTACTACACCAGCAAACGAGGCAGATGCCCAAAATTTGGCCTTAGAACAACGTATTCGTTTGTACAATACAGAAGCACCTATTCTTAGCGAAATAAATAAACTTAATGCTGAGATTGCATCAAATGTACTTAACGAAGAAGCGCGTAAAACAAAAGAAGCTGATCTCGCAGCAGAGTACGAAAAACTAGGTGTTGTTAGAGAAGAATTAGGTTTATTAGACCAGTTAGAGCAAAAACAACTCAAACTTCAGCAGTTCTTTAACACCTACGGACAACTTATTCAAAGTGTTAGTGGTGAGATAGCCAATGCAGTCACATTCGGCATATCTGAAATGGTTCGCGGCACTAAAACAGCCGAACAAGTTTTTGCAGACTTTTTGCAGGCCATTGGAAATGCTCTTATCCAGCAAGCTCAACAAATGATTGCTACTTACATTGCCATCGGCATTGCCCGCATTTTTGCTGGTATGGGTGGTGGTGGTATGGGACTTGAAGGTGCTACAGCACAAGCCGGCAAACTTGACTCAAGTGTTGGTTTTGGCGCCGGCACGTCTACAGGATTTGGCCAACCTAGGGCTCTTGGCGGCCCTGTAAAAGCCGCCGCCCCCTACCTCGTCGGCGAGCGCGGTCCCGAACTATTTGTGCCGGGCACCGGGGGCAGTGTTGTCTCCAACCGCGACCTACGATCTGCAATGGGCGCTGCCCCTGGATCAGCCCAAACCCCAGTCCTTAATATGCGGTTTGAAACTACCAACATTGGTGGCGTGGAATATGTAAGCCGCGAGCAACTGGAGGCAGCTATGGTCGCCACTCGTCGTCAGGCCACTAACGACGGCGCCCGCAGGGGGATGACAATGACCATCGACAAGTTGCAACAGTCCCCATCCACCCGTCGTCAGCTCGGGATCTAAGCAATGGCCGCCCCTTCGTTCCCCAACTACGTCCCATCCAAACGGGATTTCAAGCAAGGATCCTTTCCAACGCGCCAATACAAGGGACTGTCTGGTGCGGT